AAAAAAAGGCACACCCATGAGGATGCACCCTTTTAGTTTTACTCTTGTGTTTCGTCTGGCTCGTCTTTCTTTTTCTCCTTCGCTACATCTACAGCACCTTGACCGAGGATGTAACTGGACAGGACAGCTACCAATGCCCAGAAAGTTTGCTCATCAATCGGAACTGCAAGTACATCTGTTAAGATCACGAATACAAGAGCACCTAACGCTGTACCTAACTTCTTGGACTTCCACCAGTCTTTTTTCATTTGTTATCACCTTTTCGCCCTTTCTAGCGTATTTTGGTCAGCCTCCAAGTGAGGAGGACTTACGAATATATGAGGAGCCGAGAGATTATTTTACTCTCAGCGTATCTCCAATGTTGATTAAATCAGATTTAAGATTGTTCAGTTTCTTGATGTTTGCTACTGTGGTGCCGTGTGCTTTAGCGATACTGTATAGTGTGTCGCCTTTCTTTACCTTATAAGTTGTACTTGTCTTCTTCACCTTTAGGGTTTGTCCAACACGGATAATGTCACTCTTGAGCCCGTTGAGCTTCTTGAGATCATCCACACTCATTCCATGCTGTTTAGCGATCTTGTAGAGGGTATCCCCCTTTTGCACCTTGTAAGTATCACCCTTTGGTTCAGAAGGCTTAGAAGGTGCCTTAGATGGACTCTCAGTGGGTTTCTTCGCTTTGAGACCTAACACCTTGGCAATACCTTTTGCATGACCTGCGGAGAGCGCCTTGATAAATGATGCGTCCTTTAGTAGCTTGGCATCTGCTGGGTTGTTGATAAACATTGACTCCGTGAGTACAGCACTCATTGAGGTGTTCCGTAATACGGATAGGTCATCAGCTTTTTCCTTACGGTTTGCCACCCCAAAAGAGGCGATCTCGTTAAGGATCGAAGCGTGTAATACTTTTTGGTCATTCTTCGTTGATGATTTTGTAGACAGTTTATTGTAAGTGAGTGTCTCAAAACCTGTACCATTTGTGCCACCTGCTGAGTTGATATGAACAGATACAAATAGGTCTGATTTATTTCTGTTAGCAATGGCGGCACGTTCAGGTAACTCGATAAATTTATCAGTGCTTCTCGTGAGCTGGACACTTACATCAGAGTAATTACTCTCAAGGTAAGACTTGGTTTGCTTAGCTATCTCAAGTGTCAAGTCCTTTTCTTTGAGACCGTTGCCTACTGCCCCCGGGTCTTTACCACCGTGTCCCGCATCAATTGTGACTTTCTTCATTGTATCGCCTCCTAGTTTATTCTTTCTCGGTCTGCCTTTCTTTCGAGCTCTGACCAGATCGTTTGTAGATTGTCCTCCAGACCTACAATGTCGGACTTCATATCTTTAAGGGTTTCGGAAATGTTTTCTAATTGGTGGGTGTTCTGCTTGAGGTGTCCTAGTAAGTCCTTTTCCCTTCGATCAAAACTCTGCCGTTGTTCGACCAGCAATTCTCTATTGTCATTCCTCTGGTGCATGGCTTGTTCTTTGAGCTCTTCGAGTTGCTTCTTGTGCATCTCCATTATATATTGCTCTCTCTCTTGAGAGTGCTCCCTCTGCTGGTCAATGAAGGCTTTCACCCATCGAATCACAGCCGCACCGAGGATTATGAAGAGTATAGCGAAAACAGTCTCTTTACTGGCTATACTCATTACGGCGTTTACATCCATAATGCTTACCCACCTTTATTTAATTGAGCCGAGAATAACGTACGTTCCAGCAACCCTCGCCAGTAAAACACGATCGCCAGCTACAGGAGTATAGCTCCCAAGGCGCTTATATGTCTTTCCAGATGGAGTGTCTTCACCGTCAAACAAAATGGCTGGCTCCCCTCCAGAGTAACCAGAGGGTATACTACCAATCTTGTATGCTCCCTTGTCTTTGTTCTTCTCAATAAGCTCGTTAACAATGCTCACAAATTCTTGGCTATTCATCATATATCAATCACCCTTCTGGCTTCATGCTTCATCGTTGCCCCTGCTTCTAGCGGTATCTCCCAGCTTGACTCTGAAAATACTGCTTCGATACCCAGAGGTGTATAAACGAACTTTATAGAATCATAATACTCATGGAATGGCATGATAGGTGTTTCGAACCTTACCTTTCCATAAACTTGGGATGCTTCAAAGGCGATACGATCTGCCATCCCGTCCAGTGTCGCTTGAGAGCTTATGTCCTCGATCTCTCGGAAGTCTACAATGGTTCTCCGTCTGTTGATTGTCGAGGTCGGACTGTCAGGGCTATTGTTTACCCGTCTTGCCACAAGAGGCGGACTCTCAGGGTTACTTGCTGTAATTACCCAAGTGTTGGCTACATCGTATACATCAAATTCCTCTTCGACATCTTCCATGACAATTGAGAGCTCTCTATCATCGTAAGTGTAATCAAAAGTCTTACTACTTGGCGGACGATAAGGAGTCGTAATGTAATACCCGTAAGCATCAACCCATAAAGGGGTGTTGTTCGTCATCGTTAGAAGTTCGTTAATTGCTTCGAGTTTGCTGACTCCGAGATCAAACTCTTTATCGTTTGTCAAGTTGAGGTTACCTGTAAATTCGATGTTTATTTTCGAGATGCCAGCACTTTTAAGAATATCCCTGACAGCTTTCTCGTAGGTTGTACCTTTCTTGATAGTATAACGGTCGGTGAACTTGTCTTGATCCAGAACGATAAGACCATCATAAGCCTCTACCTCTCTATAGATATTCCCATTTTGGTCATTCCTTGTTGGCGTACTCAGGTAGAAGATACCGAGGGGGAACTCGATCTCTCCCCCATCAGGCATCTGAAATATGACCCAAGGTTGTATCTTATCGACCAGCCAATCTATTTTGTTTTCGACTACTGTCTCAGTGAAGATAAAGTAATCTTCAAGTGTTGCCATGGTCATACCTCCTTAGATGATATTGTTTGCGGACACTCCTCCAGATGAATTATTGGTAAGTCCTCCTGATAGCACGTTTCCGCTGACGTTAATACGAGAGTTAGTATTAGAAACATAAATACTTGTTGGGCAAGCTACTGTACAGAGGTTACCACTGACCGTACCATTTTTGTTACCGACAACGATTCTGATATGGTTTTCATCTCCGCCAGCTTTTTTGTTGCAATCGAAAACGGTGTTACCAACGCAGGAGAAACCATCAATACTATCGAGGTGTATTCCGCTCAATTGCATTCCTCGAATAGTGTTACCTGTGATGCTGATATTCTGCATTACAACACCTGCACCATATACGGCGATTCCACGATTTCCAAAGGCACATACGTTGTTTCCGATTGTAACCTCTGTGGTAATTCCGTTTAGAGCAATGCAAGCACCTGTGTTATCTCCGCCAACGTTGTTACCTGTGACTGTTGCATATCTCACATAGTTCAGGTAGACTACCTCTCCTACTGTAAGACCAGTACAGTTGATTGTGTTTCCTGTGACTTCTGTGTAGTAAATTCGTCCAGTTTCCTCTCCGTAAACCTCGATAGCACGACCATTTGTCATAGTACCTCCAAACTTGTTATTGGCGATAACGAATCTGGAAATGTTTTGAGATTTACCTGTTTGTGCTCCTGTGTTTGCATCAATAGTATCTTTATCATCTGTGGAGATATTCGACCTCACGTTGACACCACGACCACAGTTGATAATCTGGTTATTAGTAAAGTAGAAGTCCTTGTAAGCATAAGCACGACAAGCCCACTCTACGGTGCTATCGAATGTACAGTTAGTGACATGAATGTTCTCATGGAAACGATTAATAGCCCCTGAGTGAGACCCAACACCTCGACCAATTGGTTTCGATCCTGCTGTTGTTGACTTACCAAAGTATGTGTTATCAATGTAGACGTTCTTACAAGGTGTATAGTCTCCGCCTGCTACAGTTGTCAACTCTGGAGTTGCTAAGTCTAACTGGATAGCTTCATTGTATGTATCAACATCTCCGTACCAACCGAGGAAGTTACAATTTTTTACGTATACATCTTTACAAGCGTTGAACTCGATGTGATGCGAGTTAGAACAATCCTTAAGGGTTACGTTGTCGAAGGTGATATTTTGAGCGTGACCAAAATGGACAATACTCGCTTTGGCTGTCTGCTTGTTTCCTTGACCTGTTAGAGTTCCACCTTGGATAAGAATGTTGCCATCTCCGTTGTATCCACTGATAGGTGATCCACCATCTGCGGCTCTTACTCCGTTGAACAAGAGATATTTTGAGTGGTCTCTTACTAGGGTAGCGTTAGGGCTCAAAATGATAGTTGTATTACTGTACACCCTAAGTTCGTTTCCTAGTCGGTATGTACCATCTGGAACAAAGATAGTGACGCTACTCGATCTATTCTGTGCTCTGTCTAAAGCCTTTTGGAATGCTGGAGCGTCATCTGTACCAGTCCCAGTACTCAAGTTGTAGTTACCCTTTGCGCCATAACCATATGATTTTATGTCGATCCATGCACGGCTCAATATCTCATCTAATGCTTGAAAGTTTGCGCTTATCTGTGGGATAGACTCAGAAAGTTTGTCTTGTGACTCCCAACTATATAAACCCAGATTGTCTGATCTAGTAGCGTTACCCATTTAAATGCCCTCCTCTAATTGATCCCACGTCTTATCTGCATAGTCATCCCAGATTGCAGGTCTCTGCTTATCACGAACGACCATACCCTCATCTTGAAGGGTAAACTTGGCTGTACGCTTAATGGTTGAAAATGCACTCATGTTAACCGAGCCAGATACAACTCTCGTGAGTTCGTCCTTCTTTTGGTCGTCTGCGTTAATTACATCATAACGGAAGCGTATAGCCCTATTACCATACGCCCCGTGTAGCATCTTTTTGATTTCTGATTCACTGTATCCATTTCTTGCTATATCTTGCATTTGTTATCACTCCTCGAAGTCGACCTCTCTTAGACTTATTGAAAAAGTACAACCCGAGAGGATTTGGTCAGTTACCTCGATGTTGCCATCTATGATACAGAACATTCTCCGACCGACTCCATCTCTATACAAGAACGTTTCTTTTCTTGTGAGGAAGTCAATTGTGTTGAGGTACTCTTCATTTGTATCAACATCCCATGAGACATCAACCGTTTGATTGGTATTGAACCCATACTCATATATTGGTTTCTCCCGACCAGAAAAACTCATAAACCTACCAGAGCGACCTCTTGACTCTGAGCGATCATCTGAGTATCTAAACACGGTAAAATCACTCTGAACCAAGGCTCTATGAAGAAAAGCGTGAATGAACTCGACCTCTCCCTCTTTAACCTCTGAGTCGGAAAATGATTGGTTGTCTCCCCATGCTTTGACGTAATACTCGTAAGTCACACCAGATGCAGGAGTATAATCAGTGTAAGAAGAGTTCGAATCTCCAGTGTTGATAAGATTCCAGTCAGCCTCGGTTGTACTGTTGTAACGTCTTCTGTATAGCTCAACCCTGCTTGTTACTGGCGTCGAAGTATCACCAGTGATGTTTAACTCCTCGATGCCGTCAATCTCTGTAGAAGTCCTCTTAAGGTTTCCTATGATGAAGTCGTCACTATAGATGTCGAATGCTTTCCATGTTTGGCTGTTGTCATTGTAATACCACTGATCGTTCTCAAACTTGACAACTCGGAAGTAATATGTATCGTTGAAAACCGCACTTGAAAATCTTGAAGGGTCGGCTCCTGTAAACATGAGGTATGCTTCATCTACGGTACTTGTTTCCACTGTACCTTCTAAGCCTGTGCTTATTTGTTTTACTTCTGGGTTGTAATCATAAACTATACCACTAGGAGCAACAACCTTGGCGTTTGATGCATAAATGGTTCTAATCTCTCCAGCATCTTGATCACCGCTATAGTTAGTATTAATAGTGAACTGGATGTTCTGTACAATACCACTTGTAGGTACTCCATGAATTGGCTCGGTTACAACTGGTGGATCATTCGTCCAAGAAACTATGATTGTGTTTCCTTCTGTGTCTGACTCTACAAATATTTCAGGCTTGACGGGTGGAACAAAATTGGTTTGAAATGTGACTTCTGTCCAATCACTCCAGATGTCAAACTCTGTATCAGCAACACGAAGACGCAATCTGTATGTCTTGTTGTTCTCCAAGTCAAAACTAATAGGTGCGTTCTTTGCTGTTGTCGTCTCTGCTTTCCTGTAAACCTGTGTGCTTCCATCATATAGCTGTATCTCATAGCGCCTCTGGTTGATACTCGACCAAGTGACCACAATACTTGATGATGGGACAATCTCATCTGGCTCTGGTGTTAAAATGATAGGAGCATTTGAAGGTATACCCGCTGTGAATATTTGAATGTCAGACCAAGGCGATGTGAGCGATTGTTGATCCATTGTGCTAACACGCCATTCAATTTTACCTGCTGGGAACGTGTTAGGTGCAAAATCGAAAAACTGGTTTGTACTTTGTCGGTACCCACTAGCGTTGACATAATTCCACGAGCCGACATCTCCACTGTTATTGACAGTTCTCCAAGCAATTCTGAACCCTGCTTGTACTCCATCATCATTATGCTTCCAAGTGAAACGAATTGATTCCGTACGGTCAACTGTTCGACCACCGTTAGGGACTGTCTGTGTCGGTTTACTCGGGGCAACATTCTTGACGATTTTGAACTTAGGTGAGTTTGACCATCCAGAGTAATCCTCACCATCGTATGCTCTTACCCTGATTTGTGCACTCGATGTTTCAGCCATTTTAGATGTGTCATACGAAAAGTTAGTTACTCCAGCTCCAGTATTACTAGATGAGCTCCAAGATGATCCATTATAGATTTGAACTTGGTATGTCAACTGGTTTGATGGCTTCTCCTTGTCGGTTGACGCATCCCATTTGACCTGAACACTTGTATTAGCTATCGTGGTGCTTGTAGGAGCCGTGATCTTTGGTGCTGTCGGTGGATCATTCCAAGTTCCTTCTACTTCAAAGTATGCCTCATTGGAGTTACCTGTTTTACCATATGCTTGCCCTGAGTTGCTTCTTGCTCCATAGAGAACAATACCTTGTCGTGATCCCGAACGATAGCTCGACATGAAAGCGCTAGTAAGGTCTGTGGTTCTCCAGCCAGTTCCGTATATAGGATGTAGCCCTATATAGTTGTAATATGGCATGGTGCCGCCAGCCTTGTTAGATGTCTCCTTGTGAGCACCAAAGTCGAACTCAGCTCCACTTGTGACGTTCATGACAAAGCGTAACTTTGGTGAAGTCCTAGAAGTTGTAATCGCTGTTCTTACTGCGGAGGGGATACCAATATAGGATTGATAGTCCGCAGAACCACCAACTCGAATATTGTTCCCCCCAACATAACTATTACGGTCGGCTCTATAAACGCCAATCCACGAGATAGGAAATTTCTTTACTGCCATTTTATAAAGCCTCCCTTATAGTTTTCTTACTGTAGAGCGTAAGCCTGAGAAGATGTCATTCTCAGTTCTTGTCATGATCTCCTGACCTGCAAGCTGTAGAGATTCTCTTCCGCTGTCTCCGTTGACGGTAATCTCTCCATCATGTTCATGTCGGTGAACAACTGTTATGCTTGTTCTACCTCCAGAGAATGCACTCAATGACATTCCGCTTTGCTCAGAGTTTAAAGCACTGTTAACCCTTCCCATTGCCCCTGAGACTGCCTTCTCCATAGGGCGAACCTTTTTGAGTGCCGCCTCGTACCAAGTTGGGAAGAATGACTCTCCTGATTTGTCAAGATCGCTCAAAGGACCCTCTTTGGCTGGAGAGAACGGGAGGAATTTACGAATAGAACTCATACCCTTTTTAACTGCTCCGACTGCGTTAGAGATACCACTTCTGATACCTTTAGTGAATGCATCTAGTAAGCCTTTACCAGCCGAGGTAAATGTACCGAGGAAACCTTTGACGGCACTGATAATGTTGCTAACTCCCTTGGTTACTGCGCTTCTTCCCCTGCTCATCGCTGACGTGAAGACGCTTGACAGTTTACCTCCGAGGCTTGATAGTGCGCTTCCGATCTTGCTTGGTAGTTGTAAGAAGTTCCTGACCAGTGTTGATACAAACTTGACAACTATCGAGATGATTTTTGTCACCATCTGGTTGAACTTGTTTTGTGAATTACTTGCTAGTTTTACAAAGTTGCTTACAACCTTGGCAACAAAGCTGGCTATCTTGGAGATTACATTTGCTACAAAGTTAGCGACTGTTGAGATGATAACTGACTTCATGGCATTGAATATTGATTTAGCATTACTTCCAAGGTTTCTGAAAAAGGTAATCGTATTAGCTACCCATCCAGCAACAACGGAGGTGATCGAAATTCCAAAGCTAGAGAATATCCCTGAGATGGTATTCCAGATTCCAGCGAAGAAGTTTGCCAACCCCTTGAAGATGTTTATTACAGCTTGAACCATGTTATCGAATGCGGCTTGGAAATATGTCATGGCTCCAGAGAAGTCACCAGTGAAGAGGGCAACTACACCCATTACCATATTAGTGAACACGTTAAGTATATTGCCAATTGCTGTAAGAACGGGACCGATTGCGGCTACCACTCCGTTAAAGATGGCGATAGTTGTTGCAAGGAAGATTCCGAATACAGCTATCACTGCAATGACAACTGGCATAATTGAAGTAATCGCACTCTTGAATGACTCATAAGCAGGAATAAGCCAAGAGATTAAAAGCTCTCCAGACTGCTTTAATCCTTCCCATAATCCTTGTAGGACTGGTTGTATGACTGACCACATTGAGGAGAACACTGGAGCGATCTTCGACCAGTTCTTATATATCACAAGAGCGATAGCACCAACTGCCGCCCCTACTGCGATAAACGGTAAGAGTGGAGCCATAGCAGACCATGCGGCGGTAGCCATCGCAACTAAAGCAGGGACAATTGCACCAGCGATTGCACCAGCAATGATAAACATTGTAGCCGCCACTTGATCATTTGTCATGTTGGAGAGCGCTTCTCCAGCTTTTACAAACATAGGAATGAGTGCGTTTAGCCCTGAGTTTATTGCTGAGAATACTGGAGTCATAACCGCAGGTAATTTGTTGATTTGTTGAGTAAGCCAGTTTACACCGTCAATGAGCTTTTCAAAAAGAGCATCATCCAACATAGCATCACCAGCACGTCTCCAAGCACCTTTCATGGAATCCATTGCTCCAGTGAATGTACCTTTTAAACCTGCCATCATTCCGCCATACTTGGCTGTCTCTCCAGCGATACCCTTTGTTCCGTTCTTCATTCCATCTACAAGCATCTTGATAGCGTCATCAGCTTCGATTGCTCCATCAGAGATTGAATCCCTCAGTTCTGCTCCTGTGAGGTTCATCTGGTTCCCGAGGATCGCTAAAGCTGGAACACCCATATCTGATAATCGGTTAATTTCCTCAAGAGATAGCCTTCCTCCTGCTTTCATCTTACCAAAGATGTCAACAATGTTTAAAAGCTCTTGGTTTCCTCCCCCGATACCTGCGACCACGTCACCGAGTGTTTTCATTAGTGGAATAGTGCTCTTGGCTTCAAACCCGAATGCCACCAAGTTACGACTCGAAGTAACCAAGTCAGGGTAAGCGAACGGGGTTGACTTTGCAAAGGTCATCATATCATCTAAGTGCTTTTGCGCTTTCTCTGCTGAACCGAGCATCGTGGTAAATGCCACAAGTGAGTTTTGCTTGAAGGCTTTAAACCCGATACCAGTTTTGACAAGTCCACCAGTCAACGCCAAGGCTCCACCAGCAAGGGCGGTCAAACCACCTAAGAAGATCATCGATCCAGTTTGTGCATTCTTCATTTTATCCCCTAGTGATTTACTAGCGTTACTCACGCTATTCAACACCTGAGATGCCCTGTCGGTTGCTCTGACAAGGATATCAATACTATTTCCTCCTAGCGCCATTTGACTACCTCCCTCCTGCTGGGTTACCGAATTTTTGTTTGACTTGCTCTCGTCTTTGTTTCTTGCTTTCTTTCTTGTCGTGTTCAGCTATAGAGTTTATGATCTCGACAAAAGACTCAATTGTATGATTGGGTGTGTCGTATAGCTCTTGAACTGTCCACCCAAAGTGTTTGCAAAGTTCGTATTCTAAAAGGGCTGGATGAGGGCTCTCAACGGCTTTCCCATCCAAACCCTTTAGGACACTATTCCTTATTGCTTTTTTTCATCTTCACTTACATGAGTGAAGCCAGCTTCTTCAATTCTGCCAAGCTCGTCAACTAGCATAGATGCGAATTCAGGGTCAAGAACGTTGTCAAAGGTGTCAAGCGTGATAGGCAACTTCTTACCTGATTCATCTGTCAAGTCCCAATCTTTTACGATGCTGATAGCTCTTAGGGTTCCAAGCAGGGATGCGTCGATCTCAGGTTGCTTTGTCTCCATGTCGAACTTCATAGATTGGTTGATAATTTTTCTGTTTTCTCCGAATGACGGCTTTTCAATAGTCATCTTTCTTCCGAGAATAGTTACCTCTTGAGCGCTCTGTTTACGTAAGTATTCCATTTATAAAACTTCCCTTCATTTTAAATTAGATTAAGTTTGGACGTGTGTCATAAGCTGTGACAACTACATCAGTAAAGACTGCTTCGAGTTCTTGCTCTTGAAGTGCGTCCGCTGTCAAGCTGATAGAGTTTGAGTCATACTTACCGCCTAGTAGTTCGAGAACAATTCGGTGGTTCTCATCGTACTGGTCTTGTAGAGTAAGTTTCATATTCAAGTCTTCACCGTTTGCAAATTGAGAATAAACTTCCTTGTTTGTCAAGTCTACAGTCAGTGAAGCTGTGATCTCTAGGTTACCCTCTTGAACACGGTCGGCACGGTTTTTACCGTTTAGAGTGTATCGTCTTTCGAGGTTATTTGAAATTTCACATTCAAACTGCGTTACGTCTGCAAATGGCTGGTTGTTTAACTCAGCGAATCCCTCGTAGAACATGAAGAAGTTCTCTGTGTCGAGTACAACTGGTACAGGTGTTTCTGTGCTGTCCTCTACAGTAGCAAATAAGATGTCTGACTCGAATGTAACTGCGTCATCAGAGGAGGCTGTAATCGTTGCGGAATCCATCTTGCCGCCTACATAGTTACGAGTCCAGTTTAGCAACGCATTGTGGTTTTGAGCTGTGAAACTTGGTAGTTGCTCTCCTGCTCTAGTTGGTCTAATTGTGTGGATGTATCCGCCTTCTACATCTGGATTCTCTACAGTTTCAACATGACCAAGGGCAAACGCAAAAGGCTTACCATTTTGTACAGCTAGCGAGAGTGAAGCGTCTGTCTCGTTCGTACCTTGTCGCAACATGAAAGGTGCTCTCAATCCAAGACTATTACGAGATACGATGTTTCTGTTTTCTTCTGGTGAGAATTCCTCGATAACACCAATGGAGCCATATGAACTATTCGGAGCTGGTACACCAAACTCTGTCTCTTTACCGAAAACTATAGTATTATCAAAACCATGTGATTGACTAGCCATTACTTATCTTCCCCCTTTTTCTTCTTGGGCTTTCTTACTTCCTCGAAGCCAAGATTTTTTAAATACTCAATATGTTCTTTCCCGTATACAGTGACTTGCGAGCCATATCTAATCCGACCAAGCGGAGGGAGAATAAGCTCTTTCTCTTCTTTTCCTCTATAAATTAGTTCTGTCATGTTGCTTCCTCCTATGGAACACGCTTAAAAGCTGTCAACTGAATTTGTGCCCCTTGTAAAAAGTTGTTCTCTCCGTACTCAACCGTTCCAAAGTTCAGGTCAGTATTTATGTCTATTCGATTAACGACACCGCCGAGAGACTTGTCTTTCTCGATAGCTTGTTCAACTATGTCAACAAGTGAGAGACACTCTTCCTCTGCTTCTCGGCTGTCAAGAATGTTTGTATATACCCATAAGTCTATATCCATTTGAAGCTCTCGGACTCCAATCCCTCGAATGGGTTTTCTCCGTCTTTTGATCTCTAATGTTATAGCAGGGAAATGCGTTAAATCCTGATAAGCTTCACCGAATACGTCAATATTGTTGTACTCCGTATCCTCTAGGTGTAAGCTGACTTGATCCCTCAAAGCGTTCTTTATGTCTGTGTAAATAGATAGTGTACTCATTGGTTAGCAACCCCTCTTATAAACTCGGTAAATATTTTGATAACTTCTTGTCTGTCTTTCGCATCTGTATACATAAATGGTCGAGCTGGAATCCTGCCGCCTCCAGAGTTATGAACCCTAGCATACTTTACGTTTGTTCCAAGAGTATACCTTAGTTGTTTTGGGGTGTATTGCTTAACCGCACCAGATGTGACAGATTGTTTTAAACGACCTGTGTCACTAAGTGGGGTACCTCCAGACCTGTGAGGATGCCTCCTTATTGTTGCTGGTGATAACCTCTTCCACATTCCTTGTGAGCCTCCACCATTGGAGAACCTCCGAGATATAGAACCCTCAAGGTACACCGCAGATTGTCTCAGAGGAACTCTAAAGTCTTTTATCTTCTTGGCGGCTTGCATAAGATTTTCTGGAACGTTGTTGAGGTCTACACTGATCATCATGTTTACTTCTGACATTTTAGATCACCACTCAGGTTGATCAAGAGTGAAGATTTGATCACCGTCAGTTGTGGTTGCAAACCCTGCTGGGAGCTTTGTGTCAGGATCAATGACAAGAACCCCGTTGATAATATCATCAAAGAGTTTCTCGATTCGTTCTTTCATCTTGATATAATACTCATCAAGGTTTGGTTTCTGAGAAGTGTAGGCATCCTCTGCAAAGAAGAAACGAGCAAGGTCAACTGTTATATCGTGAATGATTGGGGGAATGAATAGAAAGGGTGTCTTGTATGCAACCCCCAGCCGTGCATCAATATAGTTGGAAGCCTCTTGGATGTACTTTGTCAGTAACTCGTCTGTGACTTGCTTTGAGAGGTTATTCATCACTAGCCTTAAATCTTCTGGAGTTGCATACATGGTTTACCCCTCCTTACTTGTCCTCTTTTTTCTTGGCACTCTTTTTAGGAGCTTGCTTCTTTGGAGCTTCTTCCTTGGTTTCCTCTTGAGGCTCTTCCTTTGGAGCTTCTTTAACTGCTTTGATTGAGCCTAGCTTGATTAGCTTATCAGCAACCTTTTTTGATTCGATCTCGATATGATCGCCGACCTTTACACCAACCTTGCCGACATTATTCTCTAATGCTTCATACTTCATTGGTTTGCCTCCTTTTGTTCAGAAAAAGGGAAGACCCCTGACGTAGCAAGTGCCTCCCCTTCTTTTAGTTTTATGCTTGAGCGTTCAAATTCTTAAGTAAGTAAACCGCTTTAGGGTCTGTTAAGTAAGCATTTGTGAAACGAGTTGCACGGACAATTGTACGGTCGTTGCTTTCCTCGTTGTAAGTGTATGTGCGTAGCGCTTCTGCATCAGCAATATCACCGATTACTTTCTTTTGTAGAATCAAAGCGTTATCTTCTTGGAAGTGAGAATCAACGATGAAGCTCAATCCCATGAAGTCGCCAATGTATCCACGTAGTAAAGCAACGTCAGTGTTGTTCTGGCGGAATGCGTCACGGATGTTTTTGTTAGTGATTAGCTGTGCTTCTTGCTCTGGGTTGATAACCACAGTGTCGGCGAAGTAGCCATAATCTTTAAGTGCTTTCTTTGCGTAAACAAGGTCAGAGATCATGTTTTCAGCGCCATCAGTAGGATCATTCCATGGCTTATCAGTCTTAGTCTTACCTTGGATTCCACCAGTGATTGTATAGTTTTGAGTTGCAACTTTGTAAGCCATCTCGTTGACCATACCAAGGATGTTTGTACTAAGGCGGCGAAGACCACGCTCAATTTGACCAGCTTGACCAAACTTTTGCATCTCGTAAGTGACAGCAAATTCAAGACCATACTTTTTGATAAGCTCAGTCTTTTCTTCTTCACTTAATCCAATGCGATCATAGTTTGAACCTTCTCCGACTTCTGGAACGTCATCAAGTTTCATTGAGCCATCTTGATTAGTTTCTGGGTCGTATTGTGCATATTTGATTGCTAGAGCGTCAACTGAAATTTGTGTGAATAGTTGGTCAGCTACGAAGCCGTTTGCTGTAAAGTCTCTAACTCGTCTGTCTAAAAATACTTTTTTCAACAATGGATGTTGACCTAGTACGATATCAGCCATTTGTCATATACCTCCCAATTACCCTAAAAGGATAACGATTTTTTGTCCTGTTCCACCAGCCGTAACCGCTGTGCCGACTTTCATATCTAATGTGTCAGCTTCACCAAGTGTTGCAACTCGCTTAGCGGATGTCACTTTAAGTGCATCTCCAGCCGCCACAGGTGCGGAGTCTGTTACCGTTGCATATACTAAAGGTTTATTAACAACGACTGTTGCCACTTGTCCTTTATCTCCGCTGTAACCATCGTTTACACCATCAATTCCGACTGAGCCAGAATAAACCATACCGATAACTTTCTTAGAACCTGACGCCGCTGGCTTTACCTCACGGTCTCCTGATAGCTCAACAAAGTCGCCAATCTTGACGTTTTGACCAGCTTGAACCTTGAAAGTGAAGTTCGCTGTATGTGGAATATGTACTTCTACTCTATTTTGTGCCATTATTTACCCTCCTTGGTGGCTTAAAGCCCGAATTGTTTCACATGCTCTTCGTAGAACTTGTTAGCCTCTTCTTCTTCCTTGCTTAGTCCATCTTCTTTTTTAGCGTCAGAGTCTTCGAACTCGCCTTGTTCCTCGAAGTTAACAACCGCAGAATGTTTCATGAACTCGTTGAACTTTTCGATTTGCTCATCAGTCATGCTTGAGAGTAATTCTTTAAGTGGTTCAGCTTGAGCAGGAACAATGTGCTTACTTTCGGTAAACTTGACAACTTGTCCATCTAGTTTATCTTGAGAAAGTTTCTGGATTTGTTCTTGTTGTTTAGCAAGCATTGCGTTCATTTCTTCAAACTTAACAATCATTTCTTGGCTAAGCTCTTTGTTTTCGTGGCTCATTTGTTTTTTCTCCTCCTTTGCTGGCTCTTCCTGTTTAAACAGGGTAGCGCCTTGAACTTGTGGGAAAGCAACGATTGAAACTTCTCTAATCCTAGAGGGCTTTACATTGCCTTGCTGGTCTTTCTTGGAATAGAATCCTAGAGACAACTTTTTCATTAAACCTTTAGTGATCCGCTCTTTGACGGTATCATCAATGATTTTAAACTTACCTAGTAGCTTGCCCTCTTTAACGTAAACGTCTTGGAGATAGCCTGCTGTGTCTTTTGCTGACTCTGAATGATCTAATTGTAGTGGTACTGGATTTTCAGGATCAAAGGATTTTGCCAACACCTCTAAATCTTCCGTGTTGAACGTGATACCCCTGTGAACTCCTTCTTCAATCAAAATACCTTCTTTGATATATTCGTCACCCTCTAAAGGGTCTGACTCGGAAAAACGTCCGATCTCGAATTCTTTCAAGTTTGTCACCACCTCTATGATTCTTCGAAGCCTCAAGCATTAAAAAAATGTGTCCTGCCATGTGCACACCAAGCCATGACAGAACGGGTTGAAGGATGTGTGTTGTTTGTTCGTTTTATTAGAGGGCTTCTCTTGCTCCCTCACACTTATTGTTATCAAAAGTAAACGTTTTTGGTTCGAACATATGGTACTTGTGTTAAATATTTTTATGTGTTACATTCTTTATTGGGTTAACTAATAGGTTTTCTATTAAGATAAACCATTCAGTAAAACATAAAAGAAAACTAGGTTCCTATATAGGTAATACTATAAGGGTAACTAATTAGTTCTAAACTCTTTAGCTAACTCATATATTTTTAAAAATATTACTAGGAGGTATTGACAAATGAGTTTACTTAAGAGTATAATCAAGTCAGAAACCACCAAGAGAGTTGCTATAAAGGGTATCAAAGTAGGCTTACCAGTATTACTCAGGTATGCCAAAAACAAAAGGGGAGCTAAAAAGAGATGAATAAATTTAAAGTGATCGCAATTATCTTTGTTGTTTGTTTGACTTTGGGAGCTATATCAAAATTGTTTGGAGTAAACAACGAGCCAGCCAAACCAAAAGAGGAACCAGCAAAGGTCGAGCAGAAAGAAGAAAAACCAGAGCCAGCCACAACTAAGAGTGAGCCTACTGAGGATGAACTCAAAATCATGAACGAGAGCTTTTCCAGAATAGTAAATGACTCAGAGGGTGTCATCTCAAGCATTGACCTGAAAGACAGCGGATTTGTTTACGTAACCGTCAAAGAATCTGTATGGGCTTTGGCTGACGATTCAGAGAAGAAAAGTTTCCTTGCTGGGGTTCACCAACGAGTGAAGATGTCAATGAGTGGTGCCAACGTGATTAAGCCAAAAGACAGCGTACTCACTAAGTTTGTTAACGAGTCAGGAGACTTACTTGCTGAGAAAAAACTATATGGTGATAACTTTAAAATCAAACGATAAAAAAAAGAGGGTTCCCACTGAGGGAGCCCTTTTAGTTTTTCTTGATGATTGATTCCGTTGAGGAAAGCAAGCTAGGTAAATTCACTGTGTGTTTGAATCCTTCTGGTGGTGTTTCTGATACGATCCAGTCTTCTTGATAATCTTCATACTTCGAAACTGGTAGCCACTGTGAACGACAATTAAAGTGGTTTGGTGGTGTGTACTGCTGGATGGCATCTTGATTGTATACATTGATTATTTTACCATTTAGTTGGTTACATAGGTCTGTAGTCCTACTATCTGTGATAGCGTCATATTGCAAGGCAACTACAAAGCCATCTAACTCAGGGTCTAGCCATCTGGCTAGTTTGCCAGCGTTGTAAAACTTGGTTGTCTCTGTTCTGGCAATTGTTTCTGCGTGCTTCTGACCCATCCAGAATCCCACTGACTCAATGACACTAGCTATCAAGTCCCTTCCTCGGTCTCCCCTCTCCAGACCGCCCATAAGGGTTTGTCTGATCTGCTCCCGTACAGTTTCCTCAGTGATTACACCAATTTCATAAGCATATTGAAGGACGTACTCAAGAGCTTGGCTCCCAAGGGATAGCGACCAGTCAACCGAAAAGGATACATCTATTGACTCATTGAAGTTAGTACGTTGAGCCAGCTTTTCATACTCAAGTTGCGCTCTTACGGCTCCACCCTCGATTGACTTCAATACGAGATTCTTCAAGAGCTTATGCCACTCTTTGGAGGACGGAATCTTCAAGCCATTTATGATTGAGTTTATCTGGTCAACGTTTCCATGCTCGAAAGCGTACTCTAACTGTTCTTGGACTTGCTCAACTCGTTTGATCATTTGCTCTTGGCGCTTTTTGTTTAACCTCTGAGACTTATCAAGAAAAGCTGACTCTAGAGCCTCCATATCGTCTATGGACTTCTTAGCGTCAGCCATCTTGCGCCGTTCTCCAAAGGTAATGACTTTAGGAGTCAAAACCTCAGAGGTGTTTACTTTCCCTCTGGGATTGTTTCCTCCTGAGAGCCGCTTTCCTCTTCGTTTGAGCCTTCTGAATCAGCTTTAGGGGTAAATGCCTCAAGTGCTTTCTCTCTGCGCTCCTCGATAGACTGGCGAACTTCTTTAGACATTACAGGGAAGCCGAGCTCTTCTCTTAACCAGTCTTCCTCTGGGGCAATAACAGATGCATTGATCAGTTTCTCGAATACGGTTGACAGCTTGTCGATGTCTCGATCCGCCAAAGGCTTGAATGTGAAAGAAGGGTACTTTGTGACGTTCGGGAAGTTCAGATCAACTAGGGGTCTGATTATTTCTTCCTCGATCAGTGATTTGATGTCACGCTGGATGCTTTCAAGGTGAATCATAAAGATATCAAACTGATTAGATGACAAAGCATAAGAGCCAGACTGACCACGAGATAGACCTAGAAGGGATGGCGGAACCAGTAAAGCCTCCATGATCTTTCTGTCGTGGTGCTCAATGTAACCAATGAAGTCTGCGTTTGTTGTCTGAATGGCTTCCACTTTGGCTCCGCCAGATAGTCCTAGTCCAGTCATACCATTGATGTTTCTCAATAGCTTTGTGATCTCAGGTACATCGTTTTTGTCCTCTACTGATCCGACTAAGAGGGGTGTACCATAGCGCTCATATGCAATGTTAGCGAATCTATACATCTTGTCCTTGATGAACCAATGCTTATACACCGTTCTCAATCTGGATTGACCATAGATGTTACCAAAACGCTTCTGGTGAGCGTACCACAATACTTTATCTGCTGGAATCTTGATTGTCTTTGTTCCGACTCGTTGTTTGACATGCATGAGGTCACCAAAGCGATCAGTTTTGCCAGCTACAGTGTATGGGTCAAGTGTTTTGAGCTTCTTGAGCATGATCTTGCCATCTTTATACTCGAAGACTTTCTCTGTACAGCTATATCCATATTCAAGGGCTGTCATGATCTCTTTGAGTACGTCCTCCATATTACCCCTGATCATTTCAAAGTTTTCGTTAATAAAGTCGGCGTACTTCTTAGATTCCTCATCGTCACCAGTCACGGTAAACCCTTTGGCGGTTGCTGACAGCTTAATCATATCGAGTGCGGACTTAACTTGTCCATCTGTAAGCATCTTTTCGTATACTTCAAGTGAGAAGTCTGTCGGATTAAAGTCCTCTTGGTCTGCACGCTCTCCAGTTGTATCTTTCATGAGTGCGATCTCTTTAAACATTGTATTTGCCAAGTCGGTTAACTCCTCGGCGTACTTCTCCACGTTGCTTTCTTTCTTACGTTTGAACTTATCTAAAAATCCCATGTATTTTGCCTCCTGCCTTCCGATCTCCCTTGGGAGAATCCAGCTTTATTTTGACTCACTATATTGTCACTGAAAGTAAACACTACCACTCGTTTTCTGACGGTAAATCGATGTCGTGGCTTAAAAGTTTATCTTCTCCCCAGCTATCTCTCTGAGCGCCATCCCATTCGAATTTATTGTTGATCTCGAAGATGCCCTCACGGACATAGTTCAAGGAGTGGAATGCATCGTCTGGTGTTCTGTGGTCGTATCTCTTCCGCCCAGCTCCTTGAGTGGACTCTGAGAAGACCGCCTCAATAGCTGTGTAATGATCAAAGAACATTTCTACCTTTTCTGGGTCACTGTAAGGGATAACGATCTCTCCACGCTTGAATGACATGATAAGAGAGTCCATTGAGAAGGTTCTATCCACTTGTAGGACGAATTTATCTTTGATTTCACGCTTTTTGGGGTTAGTCTGGTATGTAACGTACCTTGTAGAGATAGCCTCTCTTCCGTACATTGAGTAGAAGGTCTCTCCCTCGTATTGACCGAACCCAATATCCCCATTGATTTTCTGAACGTTGTACTTGTGTTTCAATGAGTTTATATAAGCGATACGAGTATCCGTGTCCATGTTAGGAGCGCTCTCCATGTGGACGATCAATAGCTTTTTCTTGCCTTTGTGCATTGTTTCATGACCAATTGTGATAATCGTCTTAGATTGACCACCTGATCCATAGTCAATGCCCATGACGGTCGGGATGTCGCATTTATCTTGAAGGGACAGCTTCTTGTCTGTACATGCCAGTACATCCTCATAGGAAAGAGGCTGTTCATCACCTGAGTAAAACTCACCAAGCACCTCATTGTGAAATGTCATGTCATCCATGTTGTTGTAATCATGCCAGACTTGGTTGGCACTGATCCAAACCATGTTGAGCTGGTTGAACAGGTAGCCACTGTATCGCTTGTTGTTTGGTCGTGTTTTGATCCATTTGCCATTCTCACGGTTTAACTCGGCTTCACACTCAAGGCACCCAAAGTATCTCCGCTCGTTTTCTTCTTTCTCGTTCTGTACCATGATGTTTTTCATTGACAGGAATTGCTCATGACCGCATTGTTCACAGCACACTGACCATTTCTTCTGATCAGAGTTACCCCAGAGGACTTTGTCATAATAGGAGCCCTTCTGTTTTGGTGTCCCTGTGTAAAAGCATCGTCCGTTTATCTCAGTTGCGGGGTCTTGTATCTCTGAGTGGGAGATACTCTTCTCAATTGACTCGATGGCTGTCTGACCGATGTCCTGAACCTCGTCAAAGAACACCATATCACCAGAGATACCTCGAAGGGCATCACCATCAGCCCATGAGGAGCCAAAGTAATACATTGTACTGTTTCTTAACCCGATAGCTGTCTTTGCGTCTCGATCCTTCTTGACATCTCCCTCAAGTATGGCACCATTAGAGTTTGCAATTGATTTTCTGAAACGGTCGTTGACAAAACGGGTTGTCTGCTCATTACGAGGTGCCGTGTATGTAATAGTTGTATGACCTCTTGTGTATCCATGAAAAAGCATCTTTCTTGCGACTGTCTCGGATTTCTCAACCTGACGACCTGCCACGATCACTATTCGAGGGTGCATATCTCGGTATACATCGTACAAGTGCTCTCGATGGTCGAATCTAAACGGCTTACCCTTAACGGTTCCCGTCTTCTCGGTAAAGCCTACAGGATCACGTAAGACGTTCCTCATTTTCTTTATTTCTTCTGCTGTCATGTCTCGCATTTTAACAACTCCTTAACTTTTTTTAGAAAAACTGTTGACATATTGGTATTACCAGAGTAATATAGAGTTAAGCAACAAAATAAACCTTGGAGGTACACCCATGAAAAAATTGATTGGCTACACAGT